GCAACTTCGAACCGTTCGGCTGTTCCTTGATGGCTTGCTTGTAGAGCCTCTTCGCAACTGTCCTTCTCATCCCGTTCTCCTTTGTATATTGGGATTTGTGTTTATCAGGGATCGGGGAATCCCTGCCGGTACATCTTCGTGGCACTTCTGACATTGAATGAACGGCGTGTGGTCAATCTCCGCCAGATTGTCCCATACCGTACCTAGAATACCGCGTGCATGAGCGTCTTGGCAGCAACGAGCGACATCACCGTTGCTCATAATCATAACTTGCCCGTTGGAAAGCCAAGGGCAAGGATAACGCTGATGATCGGGTTCCCATGATATCCAGTTGACGAGTCCACCCCAGTTGTTCGGGTTGATTATCCCATCCCGCGAGTACCCGAATTTAACGTGCGGGTATTCTCTCGCCAGTTCTCTGAAATAATGGAGTGTCCGCATCGACGCTCTTGGCTCGTGATCCGTAAGGTCAATGGCGTCTGCCCCCGCGATGATGACCTCTCGGAGAAGTTCTTTCGTTGCCAGAAGACCGTTTGTATTCAGACGGACGGAAAGAAAACTTGGCATGATCTCGCGGCACATCCGGACGATCTCGACGTATTTCGGATGAAGAAACGGTTCGCCTACGCCGAACACGTTGATCTCTTGCTGAGTCCCGTTTTTCACGAACACGGAGAGCCATTTCATAGATAAAGCGATAACCTCGTCCGACATCAGGCCCACCTCTCTATGCTCTCCCTGTCCAGAGCACGGGCAGTACGGGCAAGAGAGGTTGCAGACGGACGCGACTTCGAGGTTTTTGATGCACCCTATCTTCTTATACAAAGCGCATCTCCTGTTTGAACGTGACCTTTTCTCCGCACCAAGGGCAACTGGCCCAAGTGGATAAATCCATGAAATGGCCGGCCTCCTCGAAACAGGCATTTTCAAACGGCTTGCAACAGGAGTTTTCGGTTATGTACTTCGTTTTGTCCCTTCCGTTTTTCGACATGGTACGCTTCACGATCAGAGGCATATACTCTCCTTTTTAGTTACAGGGTTGGGAGGGGTTCAGCGATCCCTCCCGTCCCCGTTAGGCGGGATGTCGATACCCGTTCAAGGGTCGAGTGATCCGCCACTCGTGTCATGCGTTGTTACCTTTGATCCGATTTTCCTCGGTTTCGCCGCTCCAGCCTCGGCGATAGCCTTTTCGTTGAGAAGGTTCTCCAGCCGAACGATTTCGTCCCGCGCCCACGAAACAAGCGGATGAACTGGAGTTCCATCGACCATAAGGAAGAAAGCCGTTCGGTTGCCGTTCATGTACCCTCCGTGACTGTAGGGAGGGGAGTTTTCAACGCTCCCCTCCCCATCCGGTTGATTACACGCCGCCCGCCTGAGCCGAGTTGACCCCGAGGATGGAAACCCCGAGTTTGGAATCGATGACCCGCTCATCGTCGTACACGCCGACTTCGATCTCCTCCGACTTCGTTTTCTGATCGAACCCGTGGACTTCGACGGTCATCGCAGGAACTCCAGCCAGTTGCCACCGGAAGGTGGCTCCGTACCGGGGAAGGGGACCAATCCCATTCCCGCCCGGCTGGAAGAAAGCGTAGAAGGCGTCCGACATAAACGGGGAGATCGACGCCGTGACACCTTCTGCCGCCGTGTTGTAGTAACCACGGGCGACATGAAGCGCGTCCAGTTCGAGAAGAGAGGCGACCTGATCCGTGGTTGACAGCCCGCCACCGTGCGGGAAGAGAATCCCACGGATCGCGGAGTTGGTGCGGATGGCCCGCCACGCAGACAGACCGATGACGCCGATGTTCGGGCGGAATCCGGTCGTGTCCTGAACCCTCTGCATCGCCGTGAGACACGCTGCGAGAGGATCGCCGCCCGCGTTCCACGCCGAGGCGGGGACGAAAGCGGTGTTGACGTTGGTTCCCGAGTTGACGACGTTGCAGACCCGCCGCTCTTTCCCGATGCGGATCAGGTCGGTGATGAAGTACGCGCCGTTCTCCCGAAGGTTCCACACACGATCCGAGTTCTCGCGATCCTCGACCGTGATCGGGTATTTCAGCGCGTAGTTCTTGCAGTAGTACCCCATGGTCGCGACGTTGAACCGGACCATGCGAGCCTGCGTTCCCGGCGCGCGGAAAGCAGCCTCTTCCCGGAGGAACTCGCCCAGAGGGATGACCGGGATCATATCCGACTGTTTGGTGACGTTGACGACCGGGAAAATGGTTTCCCCCAGAAGTCCCTGCGTGCGGTAGTTGACCACCAACTGCGACAGGGGCACATCAACGTGGAGTTCACGTCCTGTTGCGTCGTAAGTCTTGACGATGTTCCGATCGTTTCCCATTATTTCACCCCTTACGCGTTGATGTAGGTCGGGCCAGCGTAGATGTACACGTTGGCGATCCCACCCGAGTTCGCGGCAAAGACGCATTTGCCGACTGCGTATCCGCCGGAGAGACACTTCGTTCCGAAGCCGGAGGTCGTGATGGAAACCTGATCGTCAGCCGCCAGACCACCCGAGGAAACCTGCAACTTCGTTTCCCCGAAGACGATGGCCCCGACATGATCTCCTGCGGACGGCTTCTCATCGCAGACGCCGTAGAAGTTCAGTCCCGTGGTCGCATACGACCCCTGTTTCGTGATGCCTCGAAACTGGGAAACGGCGACGTTGACGATTGTGGAATACTTGATGTTCTGTCCGTAATTCATTGTCTACCCCCTATCCACGAATGTACCGCTCCCACAGTTCCGGGAAGCGGGTTTTCACGAGTTCCTTGCCCGATCCGTAGTCCTTGGCTTCGCCCTTCTCCACGAACTTACGAATCCGCTTGTCAACTTCCACAGCGGCAGGGGCATCACCACCATCATCGCCAGACGCACCGAACCCGATCTGCGATTTTCTGTCGTGGAGAGACTTCACGAACATATCGCGGGGGTTCACGTCCTTGTCTCCGTACTTCCGCGATCCCGCACCGAGGGCCGAGAACGTGATGATGAGAGACTCTTCCTCGGCGGGGAGAACTTTCCCGGCCTGTTTCAGGGCGACGAGAACGACTTCACGGAACTGCTTCACCGCGAAATCCTCGTCGCGGGTTGCGAGAGTGGCCTCGGCACGAACCGCACGCCCCTCCATGTTTTCGCGCAGGGCCTTCTCTGCGCTGAGATTGGCCTCCAACAGAGAAATCTTCTCCTGATACTGTCGCTCGTCCATGTTACCTCCATCGTTGTCGGGTATTGTGTAGACCCGTAATTCACCGCCCGTTTCGCCATAAGCGATAGCGTAGGTGGTATCAGACATCAGCACCTTCTGTAATTCTTCGAGACTGGTTACTGCGGGCAAGTCTGCCCCCAAGAGGGATACCGCCTTGAGGACTCTGGGCCACTTCTTCCCAGCGGGGTCTGCGGGGTCTTTGTAGTTCCAATATATTTCTGCTGATTTGGCGCGGTAACTGCCGTTGCGGATCAAGTCTACGAGGACGTTCGGCACGTTGACCATATCAGCGACGAGTTTCGATCCGATCCTTCGGAGGTTCGTGACCCACCCCAACGCGGGGGCACCGTCTTCCTGTCCGAACCACTTCTGCGTTTCTGAATGTCCGAGTTTTACTGGGGATTTGAGAGGGAGGACTCTTGAAGCGTTGACCATTTCATCGAGGTCTTCGGTGGAATATGTGTCTCCGTTCCACTTACCCGTTGCGAATATCTCTACGTTTGGCAATGTCTGGGCGTACTTCCCCTCGCGTTGGTTTTCATCGGACATTTTTTTGTGGTGTTGCTGGAACATCGAGTGGCAGATCGCTGACGCCTGAGAACCGTCTTTCGCCGTACCATCTGAAATGACTATCGGGATGCATCTTTTTACGAAATCCGCTTCGCTTTCTTTTTTCCCCGGTGTTGGCATCCATTACTCCTTGCACAAGAGAGTAAATTCTATACGGTAATATGTCAATAAAATTATCTACTTACGCTCCTACAATGGTGAATATCCGTATTCGCCAGTACATTCAACGGCTTAGGCGTAAATCTAAAAGCCATCATAGGCCACCTGATCTTCTTTCAGCGGTGGTTGCGATTCCCACACATCTCTCCACCCCTTGTCGTACTGCGTTACCGGCAAAAGCATTGAACGGCAGTTAAAATGATTCGGGGGGATCAGGCCCCGGGAGAGTAACTCTTCCTTTACGAAAATTCTACCGGCAAGAGAGCGGCACAACTGCGTTGTCCGGTTGTCGAGGATCGCCGAATACACGAACGCTTCCACAAAATTCTGCATCTCGGGGGCGGTGAGTATCTGAAACCTCGTGTTGTTGTAGACATCCGACACATTCACTCTGGCGATCAGTTCCGCTCTGGCTGCCGTATTCGTGCCTACTGGGAGCCAATCCGCAAGAACCCGCTCGATGTCTTGGATCAGCCTATCGTCCGGGTAGGGCGACTTGTGCGTGACCACCCAATCAGTAATCATTGTCTTTACCGTTGTAAGAATCTCATCCTTTGCGATCCCCGTGATCCAGAACGCGCGGTTTTGGGCATAGTCCGTGATGGCTTTATCCACATCTGCGAAAAGCGGGTGTTCCTTGCGAGCGAAGGTTCGCGGTTGAAGCCCGAGTTCGCTCTCGGTATGTTGAATCGCTAGGTCTGCCGCCCTATCGCATAGGTTCTGCATGGCCTTCTTTATGCTCCCTGCATCGGGGAGGACGATTCGCTCAGGACTCTGGAGTTTTTTTTTGCGTCTTTTATGAGCGCGGCGATGCTTTTGGAGAACGCATCGGTCAAGTCTTTCTGCGAGGCCCACTCGACATTGTTCAGGTCGTTGTTGTATTTTTCCCAATCGATACGGGCTTCTGGACCGGGCAGCGTATGAGAGGCCACATACTTCGCCCTTCTCCGATCCGAGTGTTGGTTCGCGCCGCCCGGATAATTCGAAGTCTTGTTCGGCCCCCCGGAAGGATTGTCACCTGCCAGTCCCGAATTGCCGGATTGCTGAAGATTCGTTGCCGCCGGGAAAAGGTCGAGGTTGAGTTCCTGAGCCTTTTTCATGGCTTCCACTTCATCGCCGGTAGGTTCTGGCGCATCCAGAAGAGTTCTCAGCCAAGTCTGTGTCTCTGGCGTTGACGTAACCGCTCCTCTTGCGACTGCTTCTCCCCATGCGGCGGCGATCTTGGTCTTATCCTCCTGCTTGAGAGGCTTGATGGAGAACCACGGGTAGTCTTTCTGCTCGCCGAAATTTATGTCGATCAGTTGCCGTATCAACTGCTCGTTGATGATCTCCTCGATTTGCTTGGCGATGGAACCCAGCACCCAATCGAATACCTTGAGGTCTGTCTCCGATTTGCCGTAACTTCCCACGCCCGCTTGCGGAACCAGCCCGATGAGTTGCGGGATCAATATGCCTCTGGCGATGCCCACGTTGAGAGCGTCGATGGCCTGATCGAACACCCCACGGTCTACTCTGGTAGATTCCAGAAGATTCAGGCTCATGTCCATCGGGGTGATGACGGACATACCCGCTTGGATGTTCTGGATCAGTTTCTTGAAAGCCGTCCGTTGTTCTTCCGTGATTTTGCCTGAGGACAGTTTCCCGTTGACGATCGGTATTGAGAATCGTTCCAGATAGATCGCCCAATACTTCAACACGTTGGTCTTGACGTACCACATCCTGTAGATGGCTTTGAGGTCGGATTCTCCGTAGTAGTTGTCGAACTCCCGCTGATAGGAGTACACGATGAACTTGTCAACCGGCAATCGTTTTTCCTCGCCGTCCGGCTGCTTCTGGATGATGCCATCCGGCCTTAGAGTTCCGTAGTCGTCTATGTCAAACACTATGCGGGTCGGCGACTTCGGTTTCAGGCATCTCAGGCCGATCTTTCCGTTGTACTGGCCTCGGTCGATGTAACTGAAGATTTTTTCATGGACGGAAAAGCCGTAATCGAACGCGGACAGCATGGAGGTGATGAACGCCTCAACCGATCCTTCCATTGTTTCGAAGCAGAATTCCAGAAAATTCTTGTGAGTCTCGTTATCCGAGTCGATTTCCCATCCCGGTGTGATGACGGCGGCTTTTTTCAGTTGGAGACACGACTTGATCTGGTCGTCCTCGCGCATCCGCTTGTAGAGTGCCAGCCCTCCCTTTCGAGCCGACAGGGTATCTGGGTTGTAGATGCCTTTCATCCAGTTACGGTACAGATCGTCTACGCTTGTAGCGGTTTCTCCGGTGAAATTCGGCGGGGCTGGCGTTCTGGCGAACATTCTGGTGAACGAATCACCAACATTGTCTGTCCACTTGCTCATTGCACATCCTCCCATTGGGATTCGATGGACACATGACCGGTATCCACCGCGTAGTTCTCGAACTCCGTCAGGTCAATGACCCGCTTTCTCGACTGCCAGCCGATGGCGTGGGATATAACCCTGTCATCGTGGCTGCCTCTTGACGCTTCGTATTTGCCATGCCCGTTATCCACGAAGGACATACATTCGTTGAGCAACTCAGGATCGTTCACCTTGTAATACCCGCCTTGAATCGCTTCCCTGAACTCCGACAGAAGGATGGGTCGTGTCTTCGGGTTTGTTTGCCACCCGAACTTCGGAGTTACGTCTGTGCCGTCTTTCGCTAACCTGACTGTCAGGTAGTCGCTGTGCTGATAGATGTGCGGGTAGTTAATCTCATTGAGCAGGGTATTGATTGTCGAGTGTCCAAACGCGTTCGCTTCGGGCGCGAGCATCGCCTTATTGTATAAAAGGCCGAGGTCCGCCATTTTACGGGCGGCGTCCTCTGGCGAGCAGATACCCACCCAACACGCCGCTTCTTCGCAATCACTCGTGTCCACTACAGTAATCGCAGTCCTGTCCCCATCCGCAACCCCCTCCCCAATATCGGCAGAAACCGCATAGGAATGGTACGCAATCGGTTGCTTGAAAATCTTCAGTCTCCGGCTGTCCGATTCCTGAATGGGGGGTGAGCATAAATTGGCGATGTGTTGGATGATCTCGGTGTCGAAGAAACACGCGCCCGTCGAAATGAACGCCTCGACATCGTTGATAGGGTATTCCTGATGGAAGATAGAATGGCCTATTTCCGGGTCGTACAGTTCTTTCATCTTTAGCCGTCGCCATATGATTTGCCCCGGAGACAAGTTGTACGCCTTTATCAGTTCCTCTTCCTTGGTTTCAAGACGTAGTTCTTCGTATCCTTTATCGGTTTCCACGATAAGTTCCGGATCGTCTTTCCACGACAGAAATAGTGGGACCCAGTTATTCTCGTTGTTTTTCGCTCCTAGCCAAGTTTTATGGAACCAGTTGCCGTGCCCATTCGCAGTAGTTTCAAAATCGACTTCGCCGTGGGAACACGCTTCCAGAAGGCCCGCAACCAGTACGGCGTGATCTGTCGATTTCGGCCAGAACGCAACCTCTGAGCCGTGGACCCTCTGTAACGTCTGCCCTCGCCCAAATGACTGCCCTCCTGCGGTTCCGATGTAGAACACGGAGCCTAGTTTTTTGAAGTTCAGTTCCTTTTTATTTTCAGTCGCTCGCTCCGGTCTGGCCCACTCGACCAGTTTGTTGTAGAACATGAGTGAGATTTCGAATATCTTTGAGGTCGATTGGTTGTCATGCGCGAGGGTGGCGCAGAATTGGTTCTCGTTGTTTGCCGTGATGAAAAAGGACTTCGCCTGCATGAGCGTTGTGATACCGGGGCGGCGGTACTTCAGGATAAGACGGCGGGTGTTACCACGTTTTGTCTCTATATCCAATCTGGCCTGTAACCGTTCCTGCACGGAATTCCATCGGAACGGTACGAGCACGCCCTTCTTGTTTCTGATCCATAGCAGTTCGTCGCAATAGGTCTTGAAGTCTGAGAAGAGGATATCTTCGTCCGGAATTTCCGGTCTTTTCGGCGGTCGGCCTCGTTTCGGCACAACCAGCGTTTTAACGAAATCGGAGTTGGTTTTAACGTCAAGCGGGTCTTGCGACGGTCTACCGAGTTTTTTCTTCGCTCGTATTCTAGGCATTTAACTGGTGGAACCCACGCGACTCGCGCAGTTTACGGATGCGCTCCTCGTGCGTCGTGAGTTGATGCTCCTGACGGTCTGAAACGCCGCCGAGAAGAATCTGCTCCAGTTTCACCAGCCGTTCGAAGTCGTGTACGAGGTTTTCCGTCGGGAGGTCGGTTGCGTTCAACGACTGAATTTTTTGGGTGATCTTCGCCTTCAACGCACGGAGCATGAGGAGGGATTGTTCGGTCGCCTTCAATATCCCGTAGTCGGCTTTGTCCCGTGCTTGTGTTAACACCTTCTGTCTACGCTCTTCCCAGTTCTGAGACTTCGCGTACCGCCTGACGGTCGATAGATGACAGCCGCATACTCGGGCCACATACGAATAGTTCGGCATCGTGCAATATGTGGTGAACATCTCCTGCAACTGCTCCTCTGTCAATAACTGGGAATTCTTCAGCCGATGCTGGTACATGGCGGCGCGAGATTTTTTGGGCGGGGGTTCCTGTGGGGATTCAATTTCGGACGGGCCAGAGCGCGGAGAAACGTCGTCGGACAATCGAGCGCACCTCCTCGGCAGACTTGTGAATAGAAATACGCCGGAAGTGTGCGCCCTGTCAACATTATTTTTTTGCATCGCCTACGCGTATCGGGCGTGGGTGACAAATTGTTACCCTAGACCGTAACAAATTGTTACCCTCCAT